CGCAAGACGCATGTTCAGTATTGTTTTTGTATTTGTATTGTAGGTCTAAGTCCTTGGACTTTGAGTTATAATTTTATAATGCAAAATCTTTTTACGGGTGAGTAAACACCTCCTTTTTGGTAAAAAATCAATCATATTTAATGATTTAATTTAGTCACCTTTTAGGCGATACTGCATATTGTTCCAGCAGGATAGTATTACTATTGATAGTAATAGTTCTACTATTGTCGAAATGACCGTATGTATAGTACACATCACTATAAGAACCGGTAACCTTTATGGTAAGGGAACACAGGAATACCGTTTGGTACCCATATTCCACGCATTGAAGACAACCTCATTATCTGATGATATGCGTGTAGGAGTTTTTCTTTCCTCCTTGTTTATAAAAACCTCACTGAGTCAGTTCCACATCTGTTAAAAATGTGGGCACAACTAAAGACCGAGTTGTGTAGTTAGGCCTTTTATTTTATTTTTATTGGAAGCAATAGAGCTTCCCAGACAAATTTTAAGATGTCTGATTCCGGGTTTGGGCAAGCCTTGTTTGCCCCGCGGTCTGTAAAGGACCGTAGTACACTACCTGGAGCATGTTCTCCAGGTAATGTAAAACCCCATCAGACAGCTTTGGAAGAAAGAACTCTTTCAAAGCAAGGCGACGAGTGGATTCTCGTAACTAAAACCATGCGCTCCAGGAAACCTGGAGTGTCCCTCACACCTATTCGTGAAGAGGAAAGTTTTGATGACACATCTTTACCCGAGCTTTCCTATAAAGAAGCGATTGCTTTCAAAAAGCATCGTCAGGGCAACAACAAGAGGAGAAATAAAAAAGAGAGTGGTATTAGGCGTTATAAAAGCTACTCTCCACATGGAGATACTCATGTTAATGAACAGGCGAAATGGATTTATGAGAATCTCCAAGGTGATTGTTGGATAGATTGGCGTGATAAGGATTTTGACTTTTTCCAAGAAGTGTATGGAGTAGAAGATTATACGTTTGTAACCTGTGAAGATCGTATATGTGCGTATTTTGGTGGTATATATTTTTATATTAATAATTGTGTCTGTGCTAAAATTCTACTTGAGAGTCAAACAAATATTCATTATTCCTTGACAGAACTACACAACGAATTCTTGGTCAAAAAGATCACTCCTGAGTGTCCAAGTGATGAAGACAGCGTACCTAGTATTGTTGACACAGATGACGAAGTATCTACCACACCAAGTATTGATAACACACAAGTGCGCAACAATTGTGTCAGAGCTGCAGCTTCGAACGCACCTCTCCCGGATCACAATGATTCACTCTTTGCTAAGATCATGGAGAGTTATTCAAAAACCGCTGCGAATGCCCAAGAAGTTTCAGGATCCGAATATTTCAGTTATGCCGAAGACGTTATTATTCTAGCATACCAAATTTACCGAGCAAGGAGTTTTGTTGATGTAGCAATGGCAGCTGCTGCCTACGCCAAATCTTATACGAAGAAGTCTTTGCTTCACACGATGTTGGAGTTGTTGGATTCGGTTGTACCGCAATCGGAGGAAGTGTCAAAAGAAGACACGGATGTACATGTCAAATGGTGGTCTGCAAGTGAAACGGTTGATCATTGGGAACGTTTTAAAACCAATACTGTTTATAAACATATTTCCTATTTGATCTCCGTAGTGCTTGCTATGTCTTGCTGTTCACAACAAAATATCGATTTCAATATTGCTGGAATGAAAGTTATTGAAATTGAAGCTTTGAAACAGCAAGCTGATGCCATTGATGTTATAGATGCTTGTTTGAAAACATTTGAATGGATGGCCACTTGTGGTGTCCGGTGTATCCAGGAACGCTCTTTGACACCCCTTCTTTATTCCGATGAAAGGATTCGAGAATTCAATGAAGGGTATGAGTACGTTATTTTGCATGCTAACGCCGTAATCACTGGAAACAGTGATATAAAAAGAGAAGACTTCCGACATAAAGTAGATGGTTTGTTGGAGGTTTCTGATTCCATGGCTAAAGCAAAAGATGCTCCTCTGTCTACATGGCTCTCTTCACGCATAAAGGAGTTGGTCCGTATTAAGGAAAGACTGGTGGGTGTTGACAAACATTGTCGTATGAAATATTACCCATTTGGTCTGGCACTAACAGGTTCTACACGAGTCGGAAAATCTACTATGTCCGATTTGATGATGGTGCTCCTTTTGAATGCAAGCGGTTTCAGCACAGATCCTGAAAGGATTCGAACTTTTTCCAAAGAAAAATATGATACCAACATGGCATCTGATGTCTTAGGTGTTAAATATGACGATGTGAATAACGAAGTAGCCGAGTTCAATGAAAATCCTGTTACTCCCATTCTGATTCGAGACTTCAATTGTGTGCCCGCACAAGCTAATATGGCCGATGTTGAAGACAAAGGAACAGTTTTCATTAACAGTAAGGTTGGAATTGTAACTTCGAATCTTCCCGATTTTGATGTTGCAAAATATTCCAACTGCCCTCAATCTGTACTTGGGAGATTTCTATTTGGCCGTGTTCGCGTCAAGGAAAAATATCGGAAACCAGGGTCCACTGCTTTGAATGTTCAACATCCAGATATTGTAAATGCGACTAGCATCCTAACTGACGTGTGGGATGTCGATCTGGAAGAAGTACATGTCTATGAAACGCGTGCAGGTGTAGAAAAATACAAATTTCGCACCTGCAGAGAAACAATAGTTCGCAATGGAAAAGAGGAAACCATCATTTGCAAGGATTTGGGGCTCAAGGATTTGTGTGCAGTTTTAGCTAAACGTGCAAAAGAACACGCAGAAAACCAAAAGCGAGTCTTATCTGCAAATAAAGACGTTCACAAGGAGGAGCTTTGTACCTGTTGTAACGTCTTCAAGAAACTGTGTGTGTGTGGACAGACTAAAGAGAACATAGACCCCAATATGGCAATGGATTCCATAACAAATGTGGTACAAAGTGCTGCAACGCAAGCAATGACGTCATATTTGAAATCCTGGTGGTCGCCAATATCCGTCTGGAATTATTTATTAGGCTATAAGCCCGTGTCTTGGTTAACTACCAAACAATTACGTAACGAAATGAAGATGATTCTAGACGAAACCGCTACCCCAGCAATTATTTCCTTGACTCCCCAGTGGTGTTTTGATTCTCCAACGTTCCAGAGACTTTTACGCAGATATCATTCAACTGCAGCACTTTATGATTCACGGTGGTGGATCCGTTGTGCCACAATAGCAGGTCTATGTGTAAGTGGTCGTGCAATTTATAAAAGAGATCCTAAAACGTTGGGAGTTGCAATGACCACAACATGGGCTACGTCGATGCTATGTTGGGTGTTTTATCGAGGTAGAGTGAGGAAATATCAAGAAGAATGGTGCAAAAGAAAAGACGCTCTCAAAATTTCCGTACGAGAGTGGACTCCCCTCCGGAAATGTGCATTGGGGATGTCTACTATGATAGTGGTTTTTGGAATGATCCGAGTGTGGAATCAAACTCGAGAAGCGTTACCACATATGGATCCAGATTCAGAAACGTCATGGCTTGGATCGATGTTTCGCTCTATCGGAGTTCGTTTTACCTCTTCTCCAAAGCTTGAATCAAGCACCAATGAACAGGTTGTAAGCGCGTTGCAACGGAATAATTGTTTTACAGCTAAAATCAGGTTTCCAACTGGAGAAACGGGGATAACGAACGTATTCTTTCCACGGAAAAGTGTCATGTTTCTTCCAGAACATAGTTTTCATCCATACAGTGATATGAACAAACCCCCAGCTGACTACATTGATGTCGAGATTGATAGATGCACCGGCAAACCGGGATCTGTATTTAAATGTCGGCTTGAGCATTCTTTTTGCGCTCATAGTGAACAACATGATTTGTCCGCGGCATTTGTTCCAAATTGTCCTGATTTGAAAACACGTATTGAGTGGCTACCAATAGATAGACCTGAGGGCACATCCGTGTGCTCCTTCATGTACACAATGGATGGAAAAAAGTTTGTTGAAGACGTAACTGTGAATCACGGGTCCGTTGGACACAAACACCGTGACTTCTGGGGTGGGTCATACAAGTGCGGTATAGCCCGTTCCGGAGCATGTATGGGCCTCATAATAAACAAAGGCAAGAGGCCAGCAATAATGGGCTTCCATATAGGCGGTAACCCTAAAGTATCCCATGGTGTTATGCAAACCGTCACACAGAAAGAAGCTAAGGATCTAATTATTGCACTATCTAGCAAACCAGGTGTTATTCTTTCTGCTGAAACAGGAGAAATCCCAACAACACAGTATGGAAGAGAATTGATAGTCAATACTGATCCCCATTCGAAGTCCCAATTTGCAACAATGGGATCAGAAGCATGTGTGGAAGTATACGGCTCAACTCCTGCAAGAAGTCAGGTCAAGTCTCGAGTAGAAAGGTCTATCTTAGCAGATTCTGTTGAGAAGCATTTCAGTGTTGAAAATAAATGGGGTCCACCAAAATTGCTGCCCAATTGGAGAGCGTACAATAAGACACTTGAACACGTGGTTAATCCATCAGGCCAGTTTAAGCCGAGTGAACTTGAAAGAGCAAGGCAAGATTGGTTGAAGCCTTTGCGTTCCTTGGCTGTAGATTTTGGAAGAAAGGACATCTTCCGCCCATTGACTTTTCGTGAGTCTATCATGGGAATACCAGGAGTGCGATTTTTGGATGCACTCAAAATGTCCACTGGGTCTGGAAGCCCTCTTTTTGGACCAAAATCAAAGCACTTTACTGAAGTGCACGATGACAACGGTATACTTGTTGACCGGGTCCCTGCCCCGTACGTTGTTGCTGAGGTTGAGCGGTTGGAGAACTGCTACCGCAAAGGCGTACGGGGCTATCCTATAACGTTGGCAATGTTGAAAGATGAGCCAACTGACATAACAAGTGATAAAGCCCGAGTTTTTCAGGTGGGCGCATTGGCATTTTCCATTGTGCTTCGTAAATATTTTTTACCCATAGCACGATTTTTAGGATGCCATCCACTAGAAACTGAATGTGCTGTTGGAATAAATTGCATGTCCCCACAATGGGATGAATTGAATAGGCATGCGTATAGGCATTTGAACTATTTGGGTTGGGATTATTCAAAATATGATGTCAGGATGAATTCCCAAATTACTCGAGCAGTTCTGACTACCTATATCGAATTAGCACAATTATCAGGAAATTACTCGGAAGACGATGTCCATATCATGAGCAATTTAATTGTCGATTTGGTACATCCTATGATTGATTGGAACGGCACACTCATCATGGCTTTTAACATGAACACTTCGGGAAATAACTTAACGGTCCAAATTAATAGCACCGCAAATTCTTTCTACACGAGAATGGGATTCTTTAGCTGTTACCCAGAGAAGACAGATTTTAGAACCTATGTAGCAATAACCACATATGGCGATGATTTGACTGGATCGGTTTCGGACGCGTGTCCGAATTTTACGTATGTTTTCTATAAGAAGTTCATGGGAGATCATGGTATAAAGATAACGCCTCCGGATAAGGAAGACAGAGTTTTTGAATACTTGACAGCTACTGAGCTTGAGTTTCTTAAACGGGTCTCTGTCTATATTCCCGAAATAGGCTTGCACCTTGGAGCTCTTGGTGAAGATTCTATTTTGAAATCATTGCTTTGCAATATTCGGAGCAAGGAAGCAACTAGATTAGAAGTAGCGATTAGTTGCATAGAGGCAGCAATGCATGAATGGTTCGCACATGGGCGTATCATATATGAGTTGAGACAGTTCCAAATGGGGTATGTTTGTCAAGATATGAACATTTCCCTTCCAGCTGTACGTATGACTTTTGACGAGCGCGTAGAGGAATGGAAGAAAAAATATAAGTCCTCTTAGATCAATGACCGTAGCTAGAGGCAAATATATGTTATATATATTCTGTAAATTAGATTGTGTGTCCGGTTAATACATATCTGTAAAGTATCCTGTAAATTATTTGCGTAAGTTGGTTCCGCGAACAATAGAACCAAATGTAGGCTGGCATAACCTTCTTATGCAAGTGCCGGAGGGCACGAAATTTTTCTTTCACACTATGATACTAGGCGTAGTATTAGGATTTTTCCGTAACGTCCGTGAAAGACTTCAAGACGAGAGTGCATGTGTGGTTGAACCGCAGATGGCTACTCGTGAGAAGAGACGGTGCCCCCATGTGGGCAGTTTTAGGCACAAAGGTGAATGTATTCACATTGTGCACATGACGGAAAAAGAGTGGTTCGCTTACAAGAGGAGTCTTGACAAGAAGCGAATTGATAAGGCATCGATTGTACCTCAAATGGACATGATGTCTAATACAGTGGTAGAGAAATCTCAGACTGTTAAGTTCTTAGATCAGAGTCCAGGGTTTTCGGCAATGGAAACTCCTGCTGTGGATTCCGTACGTGATGACATTTTTTCATCCGATTTGCCTATAGAGAAATTTTTCGAAAGGCCTATTAAAATAAGAACTATAACGTGGCAACGTTCCGCCACAAGGTTGAATGAGATTTTTTATCCTTGGGAACTATATTTTGGGAATAAACATGTTGTTAATAGGATTGCCAATTATAATATTGCTTCAGCAAATTTACATTTGAAATTTGTTATCAATGGGACTCCATTCCATTACGGGAGAGTTATGATGTCATATAGACCATTGCCAGCATATGACGACTTATCTCGTACTCGTTCCTTTGTAGAAGCTGATATGATTGGTATGTCGCAAAGACCACATGTGTATTTGGATCCTGCAACAAATACTGGTGGTGAACTTGTACTTCCTTTCTTTTATTTTCGTGATGCTGTTCAAGTACCAGCAGAGGATTCAGAATTTTCGGGCACTTCACCATGGCGAGATCTTGGTTTGTGCAATGTCGTAGATTTGAATCCATTGTATGCTGTTAATGATGCTTCTCCTTCTCCTGTTAATATCGAAGTGTATGCTTGGGCTTCTGATGTGAGGATGGCCCATCCAACACATGTTCTTCCGTGGGACATTCAACCTCAAATGGCCATGGAGGACGAATATACTGGTAAAGGTATTGTATCGGGGCCGGCTACAGCTGTAGCTAATGTAGCGAAAAAATTGAAGAATACCCCCATTATTGGTACGTATGCTCGCGCCACAGAAATAGCAGCTCGTGCCACAGCAGGTATCGCTTCAATTTTTGGATATAGTCGACCGGCAATGTTAGAGACAGCCCGATACAGGCCTGATACTAAAGGGAGCATGGCCATAACGAACATGGAAGACGATGTTGCTAAACTTACAGTTGATGGAAAACAAGAGACTACAATATCGCAAGAAGCTTTTGGGTTGCAAGGAGCGGATCCCTTAGATATTGCTATGATAGCACAACGAGAGTCGTGGATAGTTACATTTCAATGGCCTACAAGTCTAACTTCAGATGATCTTCTATTCAATACTGTAGTTGACCCAATGACTTGTAGAGTAGCAGTACAATCTGGTGTTTCTGGTACAACTGAATATCATCTTACGCCATTAGCTTTTTGTGCATTACCTTTTAAATATTGGAGAGGAAATTTGAAATATCGGTTTCAGGTCGTTTGTTCCAAGTTTCATAAAGGACGTTTAAAAGTAGTGTGGGATCCAGTGGCCAATGCTGGCGATACAAGCCCATCAGATAATGTCCATACAGTGGCTGTGGTTGACATTTCTGAATGCACTGATTTTGAAGTTACTATCGGTATGGGACAGTCCACAATGTTCCGAAAAATGGGAGAGTTAGATACCTTGACTAACAGCGTGATGTATAGTAACCTTCCGCTGTTTTATTATTCCGATGTGCAGGGTTATGGTAACGGTGTTTTATCTGTGTATGTAGTTAATGATTTGGTTACACCAGATCCTACGATTACTAGTAATGTCGCAGTGAATGTTTTTGTGCGAGCAGATGAAAATATCGAATTCGCGGCTCCCAACGGTAAATACATTAACAAAATGAAATATAGGTCCGTTCTCGAAGTTCAATCTGAGGCTGAAGTGTTTGAACAAAAAGAACAGAAGTCTCTTCGTGAGTCTCGTCTTGCAAAGAGACATATTCATCCACAAATGGACACCATACCTACTGATACTCAAGCTTCCAAACCACAAGAAGTTCCTAATGTTGCTGATATGGGAGACCAAGTTTCTATAACAGATCCCGCAAATTTGGTCTATTTTGGGGAATCTGTGCGCAGCTTTCGTGCATTATTGAAAAGATATTGTTTTCATGAAAATATTCCTATTGTGGGGGTGCCTAAAAATGGGATCCCGTGGAATGTTGACAACGTATCTCAATCAGTTTTTAAGAGAACAGCTTTCCCAATAGATGGAGGGTATACGACGAAAAATGGCACCATTGATAGAAATGTGGTTTATGATCTGAGTGGAAATTCTTATGTCTATGCTGGCACTACTCTCTTACAATATATAGCACACGCTTTTGCTGGCGCAAGAGGTGGTGTTAGATATTTGATAGATGCGGGTAACTTACAGTGTGATTGCAGTGTTATAGGATCATTACAAGTGACCCGAGCTCCGGGATGTATTCCCGAAAACTCCTATGATGACTTTGATTTTGTGAACCAGAATAATGCCGTTGTCCAAGCTAAATCCTTGGACATTGCCCAGAGCTTTTCAGGTTTGGATGGGATTTACGTACAAAATTTGCATGTTAATCCCACTGTCTGTGTTGAAATACCTTGGTATTCTAACTACAGATTTTTTCCTTCCCGAAGATTGACAAATTATGGTGGTTCAAATCCGGTTGACGATATTCAAAGTTCTCTACCCTCTTTTGATATCGGTTTACAAACCAAGTTTACCGACAATCTTACGACTAAGCGGCTTACAACATATGTCGCGGCAGCCGAAGATTTCAATGTCTCTTTTTTTCGCGGGTGTGCCCGTGATGTTTTATGAAGAGACAACTCCATTCCTGTGAGAGCCCACAGGAGCGGCACTTTGTGTGTCGTCTGGTAATACCAGCTTAAATATGAGTATAATTTTATGATTCTGGTATTACCAGGATCTAGGCCGTCTTTTGACGGGCCCCGAAAGGGTTTTAGTGCTCAATTTAAGAAGGATTGCCAGGTATCCAGTTACTCCTAACTACTACGAGGTCACATCGCCTTGGACGTAGTAGTTTGACCTGGCTCGTTTCCGAA